ATCATGGATCGAACCAACACCGTGTATGAGTTCGTGGGGGTGACCGTCCTCGACTACTATGACCTCTATCGCAAGTTCACCTTCACAACTCAAGAGTCTTACAAGTTGGGACACATCGGCTTTGTTGAACTAGGTGAGGGGAAAATCTCATTCGAGAATTTCGGATCGATCACCGACTTCTACCGTCAAGATTTTCAGAAGTTCATGGAGTACAATGTTCGAGATGTGGACATCGTCGTGGGGCTTGAGAACAAATTGCGCCTCATCGAACTCGCTTTGGGTCTTGCGTATTCAGCACGATGCAACTTGGGCGATGTGTTCTCGCAGGTACGCATGTGGGATACGATTATTTACAATTACCTCCTGCAACGAAAGATCGTCATTCCTCCTCGCATGAGATCCGAAAAGGACGAGCAGTTCGAGGGGGCATATGTGAAAGATCCCCAAATAGGCCAACATGAATGGGTGGTGGTGTTCGATTTGGACTCACTTTATCCAATGCTTTTAAGTATGGGAAATTTCTCTCCAGAAACTCTTGTGTCTAATCGATTGTCCTCCTTCGCCGTGAACGATTTAATTAAGGTCGGAAACTCTCCCGACCTAGAAGCGTTCCTCTCGATGAAGAAGGCAGAAAACCTCTGTGTTGCTGCCAACGGAACAACCTATCGTAAGGATATTCGAGGATTTCTTCCTGAACTGATAGACACGATGTACGCACAGCGAAAGCAAGACAAACAAACAATGTTGGAAGCCAAGAGGAGGTTCAAATCCCTGAGCATTGACGCTTCCGATGAGGAAAGAGAAGAACTCAATAACAAAATTTCAAAGTACAGCGTGAGACAAATCACAAAGAAGGTGTGTTTGAATTCTGTATATGGGTCGTTGGGCAACCAATATTTCCGTTACTACGACCTCGATTTAGCCGAGGCCGTTACGATGTCTGGACAACTCGCCATTCGGTGGATCGAAACCCATCTGAACCAATTCCTCAACAAAATCTGTAAAACCACAGAGGAAGATTATGTGATCGCCAGCGACACAGATTCTGTGATGGTCAGAATGTCTAAACTTGTGGCTCTGATCAACCCAGATAAAAGTCAGAAGAAGACCGTCGATTTCCTAGACAAATCGTGCAAGGAACTCCTGTTGCCGTTCATCGCCAAGAAATATGACGAACTAGCGAAGCGGATGAATGCGTATGAGAACAAGATGTCTATGAAGCGAGAGACGATCTCGTCGAAGGGGATTTGGACTGCAAAGAAACGATACATGCTCGCCGTACACAAGGGCGAAGACGATGTGTATATGGAGAAGCCTGAACTCAAGATTACAGGGATCGAAACTGCACGATCATCGACTCCGCAGGTTGTCCGCAAGCATCTCAAGGAAGCCATTCGCATCATTATGGTTGAGGACGAGACTGCTCTTCGTGCGTCCGTGCAAAAGTTCAAGGATGTCTTCATGGCTCTCCCCCCCGAACAGGTTGCGTTCCCTCGTGGGTGTAACGGTATGGACGAGTATGCCGACTATAGCGGCATCTACAAGAAGGCCACCCCTATTGCAGTCAAGGGAGCATTGATCTACAATCATTGGATTCACAAGAAGAAACTCGACAAGAAATATCCCCTCGTCCGCAATGGCGATAAGGTCAAGTTCGTCTACTTGAAGATGCCCAATCCTGTCAGAGAGAAGGTTATTGCCTTCACCACGATCATTCCTGAAGAGTTGTGCCTCAAGGATCATGTCGATTATGACACACAATTCGAAAAGACCTTTATAGATCCCCTAACTACTATTACCAATACCATTGGATGGAAGTTAGAAGAAATCACCACCTTGGAGGACTTGTTCTCATGATCGATCCCACAACACCACAAAAGTTTGCGCTCGTAGCGGTCACTCTTCTCATCACTACCGCCGTAGGATGGTTCTATTGGAAAGTGATAGGACGTGAAGCATATGAAGAAAATCTCAAAATTCAAAAAAGCCAGCAGTCTTCCAAGAAGCCGCAGATAAAAACACAAACAGCCATGAGGGGCAAAGCGATTCGCAAAATTAATGCGGCAAACAAATCGACTCCCAAGAAGACGAAGTCCAAGAAGAGACGATAAATATCTACATGGAACGCTTTAAGTCTTTCGCCTCAACCAAGATTCAGTACCCCCATGTCCACTTGTGTTTTGATGACCATGCGGTTTCGGATTGGTACACCGCACGGGAAGTTCTTCTGACTAAAAAAGCGAGGGCTGTGTTCTATGTGGATTCTTTCGATGAGTTGGGCGAGGACGATATCTACCAACTCAAACTACTACGAGCAGACGGTCATGTTATAGGATGTCATGGCATGACTCATGTTGATGCCATCAAGTACACTCAGAAGCACAGCGTAGAAGAATACATCGAGGACGAAGTGATCCCTGCCATGGAAGCGATGACTGAGGCTGGGTTCTCTCCGACCCATTTTGCCTTTCCACATTCTAGTTTTGATGAACCCCTATACGAGGCGGTCTCGAAGTTGTTCTGTCATGTTCGTCTCCGTCCTGGGAGCGAAACGCATTACTTGTCCGACAAGCAAATGTTTGACCACAACACATCCCTAAAAAATCAACACAAGAAAACATATGAGTATCGAATACGCAACGGGGAGATGTCCGATGTTGTGGGGGAGATGACCGACAGACTGAAAACAGGTCACGGGATCAATCTTGTATTTCACAATGTTCACCAAACAGGACTACCTAACCCCGAAGGATCTCATGTTGCTGATGGTGTCTTCATCACCCTCGATGAACTCACCACCATCCTTGACGCTATCAATACATCGGGGGCTGTGTATGAAACATTTTCCACAGACTGCTGAATTGCCGTAAAATTTCTGTTGACACAAATCAACACCCACGATAAGATACCCCGATCAACCAACACCCCTTTTATAATGAGAAAAATATGAGTTTTTTAAATGGTCTTGTGAAGAGTAGCGGCAACGAGTTTGCTAGCATAGTTACCGATGGAACCGAAGCAGATGTTACAGGGTTCGTTGACACAGGCTCATATGCCTTCAATGCCCTCGTCTCTGGCTCATTGAAGGGCGGGATCGCAAGCAATAAGATTATCGGCCTGTCGGGGGAATCGGCCACAGGAAAAACATATTTTGCTCTTGGGATTGCAGGTCAGTTCCTCCAAGACAATAAGGACGGAGTGATCCTGTACTTCGACACAGAACAAGCGGTGTCTTCGGACATGATAAAATCTCATGGTCTAAATCCTGCGAGGGTTGCTGTTTTTCCTGTTGCCACCGTGGAAGCGTTTCGTTTCCAACTACTCCAAGTCCTAGACAACTACAGCAAGTTGTCCAAAGCAGAGCAAAAGCCCATCATGGTCATTCTCGATTCGCTTGGGATGTTGTCCACAAGCAAGGAGATGAACGACAGCACAGAGGGCAAGGAGACCCGTGACATGACTCGCAGTCAGGTCATCAAGGGAACATTCCGAACAATCACCCTGAAGTTAGGCAAACACAGCATCCCTCTTATCGTGACCAACCACACATACACCAGTATGGGGATGTTCCCAACACAGATCCCATCAGGAGGTTCTGGTCTTCAGTATGCAGCCTCAACCATTATTATGCTTTCGAAAAAGAAGCACAAGGTCGATGATGAGGTGGTGGGTAGCATCATCCATTGCAAGACGTACAAGAGCCGATTGACCAAAGAGAATCGTCAGGTGGATGTCCTTCTGAACTACGACACAGGACTCGACCGCTACTATGGTCTCGTGGAACTTGGACTTTCTCATGGAATCTTCAAGAAGGTGTCCAACAAAATCCAATTCCCAAACGGGACAACGGCATTCGAAGGTCATGTGATCAAAAACCCAAAGAAGTTCTTCACCGATGATGTTCTCAAGTCTCTTGAAGAGGCAGCAGAAAAAGAGTTCAAATATGGTGGAGGAGAAGATCCCATCACCGATTCTATTGAGGAGGAAAAAGAATGAGTCGCCTAGTTGTCAAATTTCCTACACGGGGAAGACCCGATAAATTCATCTCAACCTTAGATCGCTATGTAAACTTCGCATCAGGTATGCAGGATGTTCAGTTTGTGATCTCCATGGATCATGACGATGCAAGTATGAACAATCAGAATATGATTTCCCATCTCACTAGAATGCGGAATCAGTTGGAGAACCGAGTTCATTTTGCATACGGCTCATCGAAATCCAAAATTGAGGCTTGCAACGCCAACATTGATATGGTTAAGAGACTCAATCCCGACATCATCCTACTTGCATCGGATGATATGCTCCCTATTGTTTCGGGGTATGATGACATCATCTGCAAGACGATGGGAAAACATTTTCCAAATACAGACGGAGTTCTCCACTTCAACGATGGCTTCTCAGGCGCAGAAAAACTGATCACCTTGAGCATCCTTGGGCGCAAATATTTCGAGCGATTTGGATACATTTATCACCCAGAGTACAAGAGCGTATTCTCTGACGATGAGTTCACTCAGGTTGCACGACTCCTGAACAAGGTGGTCTATATCGATCATTGCATCATTCAGCATCAATGGGTGGGTATTCCGTATGTCAAGGCAGCACGGGGAGAAATCCGCCCCGAAGAACTGCAACGAGATGCTCTCCACGAAAGGAACGAAGACCAAGAGATGTATAACCACGACAAGGAAGTCTTCGAACGCCACAAAGAAAATAACTTCGGCATTCAAACACAAGCAACAAAGGAACAAGAACATGCGACCATGGCGACCAACTCATAAACTATCGATCCTAATTCCATCAATCGACGAACGCAAGAATGTGTTGGCTGAGTTGATGGGTGCGTTACGCCCACAAAAAACTGACAATGTCGAGTTCCTCGTTATGAGTGACAATCGGCAGATGTCTATTGGGCAGAAGAGAAATATGCTTCTTGGCCAGTCTCATGGTGAATATGTCGCCTTCGTGGATGATGATGACATGGTTCCATCTGACTATGTGAAGCGGATTATTGAGGCAGTTGCTCATGGCAACCCCGACTGTGCGTCCCTCAAAGGAGAGATTGTTTTCTCCGATGGCTACAGTCGCCCGTTCATCCATTCTCTACGCTATGACAAGTGGGTAGACGATCATGAGGGCAAGGTTTACTACCGACCACCGAACCATCTGAATGCGATTCGTCGTGATTTGGCTGTTCAGGTGAAGTTTCCAGCACTCAACAGCGGAGAAGATCGGTACTTCTCGCATCACATTCGTCCACTCCTGAAGAAGGAAGCATGGATCGAGGGAACGCTCTATCAATATCGCTGTCGCAAGACCTTCGAAGAGACACACAACAATCAGGTGGTACGATGAAAGTATGTGTAACGGGGGGAGCAGGGTACATTGGTTCGCATCTTGTATCTGCTCTAAATCAAGAAGGGCATGAGGTCATCGTCGTAGATAATCTAGAGAATGGAATGAAAATTCATCCTAACTGCCGTTTCTTTTCTCATGATGTTCGAGAGATCGATCAGATAGAAGACAAACTCGAAGGGACAGAAGTCTTCTTCCATCTCGCTGCCAACAAGAACGCAACCTCGAAAGACTACTACGACATGGTCTCTACAAATGTCGGTGGGACAACCGCTGTCTTGGAAGTTGCGAAGAGGGTTGGGGCGAGGCGACTTGTGTTCTCCTCCTCTGCGGCTGTCTACTCTGAGAAGGTTTGTGGTGGAGGACTTGCGTTTGAGAGTGGATCCGTCCAAGGGCAACCACAAAACATCTACGGTGTCAGTAAGTTGTTGGCAGAAAGCGTCTGCAACTTCATGAATGATGCCAAGTTCTCAACGATATGTCTCCGATACTTCAATGTGTGGGGAGGGGAGTACTCAAAGAATCACTCACCCACCGCTGTTCGCTCTGCCATCGAGAATTTCGTTCTACGCATGGAGACATCCCAACCTATCACCATCTATGGTAACGGGACATCAGTCCGTGATTATGTCCATGTGGATGATGTTGTTGATGCCAATCTTTTGGCAATGAGTCATGTGAAAAACTTTGACGGTGACAACTGTTTCAATGTTTGTACGGGAACAAAAACATCGGTTCTTGAATTGGCTCAGTTGGTCTGTGGAAAAGACTATCCAATCGTCTCACTACCTGAGCGAGAAAACGAACTCAAATGTAGCGTGGGAGCATCAACACTATCAGAGGTACGACTTCGGTTCAAGGCGAAGCGGAACATTCAAGAACTATCAACTGTCCATACATAAGAGCAGAGGAGTTTATATTATGAAGGTTATTTCATTTGGTCTGTGGGGCAACGATCCCCGATATATTGATGGGGCAGAATCCAATGTGCTGTTGGCACGACAATTTTACCCAGGATGGAAGTGTTGGTTCTTTTGCGATCAAACTGTTCCACAAGAAACCCTCAATATTCTATCACAACAATCTGACTGTCGTGTCATAATTGCGGATAGCACGAAGGAACGACAACACCGTTTGTTTTGGCGGTTTTGGGCGGCATCCTACCCTGAAGTGGAAGTTATGATCATTCGGGACACAGACTCCCGTATTGGTCAGCGTGAGCAGATGGCAGTCAACGATTGGCTATCTCGTGGAACAGGATTCCACATCATGCGAGACAATCCTCAACACAACGTACCAATTTGTGGTGGTATGTGGGGATGCAAAACCGATAGGTTGCGAAACATCCGTCAATTGATCGACAACTATTACGATGCGGATCTAGACAAAGAGGTTCGTTTCGGGGTAGACCAAGACTTTCTCATGGCAACAGTTTGGGCAATGACACAGAGCGATCGCACCGAGCATGACGAGTTCTTCGCCAAGAAGCCGTTCCCACACATTCCCCGCCAGGAGAAGTACTATGTCGGTCGTGCGTTCGGAACCACTTGCTCTGACTTCACACAACACACCAAGAAACTACCGAGATAAATCATGAAATCAGATAAAATCATCTTCACTTGCTCTGAGCAGTTCAGCCCCTTTTGGAACTTGCAATCGCAGATTTGGAAGACCAAGATGGGTATCGAGCCTGTCCTCCTGCTGTTTGGTAAGAAGGAGAACACGAATGTCTCCGAGGAGTTTGGTAAGGTGCACGAGATGGAGACTGACAGCAGCGTTCCTGCCATCCTTCAGGTGACCATGTCGAAGTTTATCTTCCCATCAGTCGAACCTGAAACCACATGGATGATCGGGGACATCGACATGCTCCCGCTACAGACAAACTACTTCACCAAGCGAATCGAAAGCATTCCAAGTGATGACAACGCTTATGCTCACCTTAATTTCTGTGGCATCTCGCAGAGTATGGGTAGGAATCCGAAGGATTTCTTCTCTGTTGGTAGTCAGACAACGGGTGGGGTGAATCTACCTGGGCATTATCATATCGCCAAGGGCAAGTTGTATGGTAACCTCTTTGCACAGAACAGAACTATTGGTGATGTCGTTCGCTTTATGGTAGAATCAAAGCGGTATGGAATGTTTGATCCTGCCGTACAGAAGTACATCGGGCTTGACCCGACCATACACGGTAGTCATTGGTGTGCCGAAGAGGACTACACAAGCGAGATTCTTGCTGCAAAGGTGAAGAGCAACGAGATCCTACTTCACGGAATATGCTACGACAACCGCAACGAGCGAGTTGACCGTGCAGTGTGGAACCCAAAGACGAGGTCATATGCATTCGATCCCAATCGTTTGATCGGGGGTCAGTATGTTGACATCCATTGCCATCGTCCCTATCATGAGCAGGAAGATGCCCTGAAGACCATCCTCAAAATGGCTAACATGATCCAATAAAAGATACACAATAAAGAATACACAATGAAAATTGACAAAATCATCTTTTCGTCAACTGAGCCATACAGCGACTATTGGAATCTACAGGCAGAGGTTTGGAGTAACATGGGCATCGAGCCTGTGTTGTTGCTTTGGGGCAAGAAGGAGAATACAAAGGCAACCGAAAAGCACGGACGCATCGTTGAGATGGAGTTCTCTCCTGATGCAATCAAGTCCTTGCAAATGACCTTGAGTAAGTTCTACTACACGCAGACGGAGCCTGAAACCACTTGGCTCACGGGAGACATCGATCTGTATCCCCTTCAGCGGAAATGGTTCACCGAATCTATCAAAGACATTCCTGATGACTACTATGCCCACTTAGCGTCTACCGCTATGACATCGAACAACATCAGTTGGAACACCCACGGTGGATTTGTTGGTGGTGGTCGGGACTTGGTTGCTTACTTCCATGCTGCAAAGGGCAGAGTATTCAACGATGCTTACAAGTTCGATGGTATTTCGCTGACTGATTATGTCAACAAGATCGTGGCAACAGGTAAGTATGGCAGACACATTCCCGAGGAGTGCAAGACGATGACCCCCAAGGACTTCGCTGCCATCGAGGGAAGTCTGTCTAAGGATCACACCAATCAGCCGTATTGGTGTGCAGATGAGAACTACACATCGGACATCCTGTGGGAGGCTGCGAATACAGGTTTGGTTGAGTGGCAGGGTGTCTTCTATGACGGGATCAATTGGGAAAACCCATATCAATCAAACCGCATCGACCGCTACTATTGGCGAGATGGAAATTACCAAAATGTTGACTTGGCTCGATTGAGGAACAATGAGTACATCGATATGCATTGCTCCGTTCCATTTGGTCCACAGGAAAACGCCCTGACCAACATTCTCCGTTTGTCGGGGATGATTAAGAGATGAATCTGATTTGCGTATCTGGTAGTTCGGGTGTGGGCAAGACCACATTTACGAAGTTGATCGAGAGCGTTATTGGCTCCGAGAACGCTGTCTGCTTGAGTGGTGACGATCTCCATCTTTGGGAGCGCAACAATCCCATGTGGAACAAATACACACACCTCAATCCAAATGCGAACGATATCAAAACAGGTCATGCCCACATCGATGCATTGAAGAACGGCGAGACGATTACTCGTAGCCTATACAACCATAACACAGGAAAGTTCGATCCCCCAATCACCATCGAACCGAAGCCTTATGTCATTTACGAGGGTCTCCATGCCTTGTATTACGCCGATACATCTGCCATTTGTATCTTTGTTGACACAGATGATGTCCTTAAGACCGAGTGGAAGGTCAAGCGAGACACCAAGAAGCGGGGTTACACCGAGTCACAGGTGATGGACACCATGCGGCGTAGGAAGCAGGACGAGGATCTGTACATCACTCCGCAGCGCAACTCCGCAGACATCGTGGTCAAGTTCACCAAGGACAGGGGCGGCTCCATCTCGTTGGAGTATGTCAGCATGACCAACAAGGGTTGGGATCTCATGTCCGAGGTAAAGGATTTCTATGACTCCCTGAACGAGTTCATAGGCATCTGCAAATCCCTCTCACTTGATCCCTCGCTCACGCAGGGGCGTGGTGGCAATGTGTCGGTGAAGTCGAAGAGTGGGTTGATCGTCAAGGCATCAGGAGCCAAGATGGCCGATATCAATCTACACCATGGGTTCTGTGTGTGTCGTACCGATGGCTATATGCCCATATTCACCACCGAGGAAGAGTACAATGACTACATTAATGGGTTAAAGAAGATTGGTGTGGGCAGACCTTCAATGGAGACAGGCTTCCATGTTGCCATGAAGGATCAAGTCATTGTTCATACCCACCCGATCCATCTGAATGCTCTTCTTTGCTGCAAAGAGTCACGGGCGATCCTCAAGGGACTGTTCCAAGACCTATCATATGAATTCATAGAGTACACCGTGCCTGGCATGGAACTAGCCAACCGCATTCGTGAAAGTAAGGGCATCCTGTTCCTAGAGAATCACGGACTGATTGTCGGTGCAGAAACGGCAGACGAAGCCATAAGCCTCACCGAAGAGATCAACAACAAGTGCAAGCGATGGTTGGGGAATCATGTCGAATCCTTCGTGGACTTCGATAAGAATGACCAAGCAACCAATCTACCTTTGTTCCCTGATGCTGCCGTGCTACCTGAAGAGATGTCTGCAACCAACAACTACATACTTCGGCTGATGATGGTGGCTTGCCTGACTCCGAAGTTCCTTGATGAGTTGCAAGTCAAGCACCTCAATGACATGACATCCGAGAAATACAGAAAGACTATACTATGAAGATCGTGATTCCTATGGCAGGGACGGGCAATCGTTTCGTTGAGAAGGGTTACGCTGACCCAAAGCCACTCATCAAGGTGAACGGCAAGCGCATCATCGAATACATCCTAGACATGTTCGACCGCAAGAAGGACGAGTTTGTCTTCATTTGCAATGATGTGCATTTGAACACTACCGACATGGAGAAGATCCTGAAGGAACTCGTTCCGAACGCCAAAATCGTCGCAATGCCACAGCACAAGTTAGGACCTGTCTACACAGTCAAGACTGTCTATGACTTGATCGAAGACAACGAGGAGGTCATCATCTCATATTGCGACAACCCACACCTGTGGGATCGCAAAGACTTCGAGAATGCTATGAACAAGGGCAAGTTCGATGGCTGCGTCCTCACGCACACGGGCTTCCACCCACACACGTTGGCGCACACGAAGATGGCTTTCGTCAAGGGAGACAACGGTGTGCTTGAGGAGATCAAGGAGAAGGCTTGCTACACCGACAATCCCCTGAACGAGCATGCGTCCACGGGTGTGTACTACTTCAACAAGGGTTCATACATCAAGAAGTATTTTGAGCAAGCCATGAAAGAAAACCTTCAATACAACGGCGAATACTATGTGACGCTCGTGTATAACCTTCTCGTAAAGGATGGTCTCAAGATCGGTTACTACGACACTCCGTTCGTCACCGTCTTTGGCACTCCCGAGGAAGTAGAGAACTTCGAGTCTTGGGCAAAGATCCTCAAGGGCAAACAAGCCTCACAGCCACTCCATGCTGCGGCTTGCTTCGAGTATTGGAGCGAGTACCACAAGTTGACATCATGATTTATATCTCTCACCGTGGCAATCTCAACGGGGCGAATCACTCCCGTGAGAACTCTCCAACCTATATCGATGAGTGCATCAACAAGGGGTTTCATTGTGAGATCGATCTCCGCATGAAGAACGGTGTTCCTCATTTAGGACACGATACGGCAGACTACCCCATCACGATCTCATGGCTACAGGATCGCATTATGTGGTTGTGGATTCATGTCAAGGAATACGAGGCTCTGATGTGGTTGATGAAGACCATGCCATGGGCGAACTACTTCTGCCATGAGTCTGATAAGTACACCCTAGTTAGCAATGGTATGGTATGGTGTCACGACCTAACAAACCAAATGAATGCAAACTGCGTGATTCCACTTTTGTCAAAGGAATTTATTGAATCTTGTGGACAAACGGGCTTCGGTGCGGTATGCTCTGACTTCATTTACGACTGTGTATCCAAGTTCAACAAGGAAAATCTATGAGCAATGTAAAACTCACTATCGGGATTCCAACAATCCCAAATCGCAACCGAAGATATCTCGAACCTCTCTTTTCCAAGTTGATGACTCAAGTCGGCAACAACAAGGATGTAGAGATCATCGCCCTAATGGACAACAAAATGATGTCCATCGGACGCAAGAAGACCTTGCTGTTTAGCATGGCGACGGGAAAGTACGCATGTATCATAGACGATGATGATGATGTGACTGAGGATTTCGTTGCAACGCTACGCTCTGTCATAGATGATCGCTTAGATGTTGATGTGATTTGCTACGATCAAGAGGCAGACGTGAACGGCAAGAAGTGGCTTGTTAAGACGAACCTAAACCACAATCGCATTCACCCATTCAATCAGTTGGAGACGGATCGAAACGGAATCCCCGTCCCATGCAAGAGACCCCCATGGCAATGGTGTGCTTGGAAGACCTCGTTTATCAAGAACATCCCGTTCGGCGACTCGAACTGGGCAGAGGACGCAGCGTTCACCCTAGCCGCTGTAGAAGCAGCCAAGAGCCAACTCGTCCTCGACAAGGTGCTATGCAAGTACCGCTACTCACCTTCCGTGTCTGAGGCTCCACAGCAGAACATCACACCTAACCAAATGAATCGAGTTCAACTCTAAATGAACATCATGGAACACATCTATCAAAATCCGTGGTTCGGTGAGAACTGGTTTACCTATCCCAAACTATACTCTTCGTTTGTTAAGAATCTACCAAACGGTTCAAAGATCGTTGAGGTCGGCTCGTGGAAGGGCAAGAGTGTTGCATACCTTGGAGTCGAGATCGTCAACTCTGGCAAGGACATCAAGGTCGATGCCGTGGATACTTGGATGGGTTCTCCTGAGTCTCCCGATCATCTACAAGATGCCTATGTCAAAACGAACACTCTGTATTCGTTGTTCCTCACCAACATCGCTCCTTTGGCTCATGTGATCAAGCCGATTCGTATGACATCAGTCGATGCCGCCAAACTCTACGAAGACAACTCTCTTGATGTTGTGTTCATCGATGCAGGACATACCTATGAAGCAGTAAAGTCAGATGTCGCTGCTTGGCTTCCCAAGGTCAAGGTCGGTGGCATCCTTGCGGGTCATGATTACGCATGGAGTGATGATGTTCGTCGGGCAGTTGATGAATCGATTGCTCCTATTGTTGAGACCGAGGGCTGCTTTGTCTTCCAAAAGGTTCAGTAAGTATCATCACAAAATATCACTCCAAGTCAGATGACTCCCGTCCAACTATAAAGTAATCACAATGAAAAAAATCAGCAAAATGGTATTGGTTCTTGCGGGGGGTGATTCCAAATGGGACAGGCAAGAAATTTCTTGTAGAGAGACATGGGCAAACCCAAGGTTTTTTGATAGTGACACTAGAGTTTATTTCGTGCGAGGCAATACCGCTGCGTGTTTCTACGACAAAACTATCACACGAAATGCCGATTGGGAAAAGCACCGCTTCGACATGTCCACAGAGCAGATTCTTAATGCAAAGGTAGAACTCGATCACCACACAAGAACCATTCATGTTGATGTGCCTGATGGACATGCGTACAGTATGTTCAAGTTTGGTGTGGCTCTTTTGGAGTTGCGTAAGCACTATGAATGGGACTACCTTGTAAGACCAAACACAGGAAGTTATGTCAATCTGAATGTCCTCAGCGAAGATCTGAAGCATCTTCCCAAACAGAACTTGGTGTTTTCCATGCCAATCAAGCATTGGGGAATCGAGTATGGGAGTGGAGCATGTTTCACCATCACAAACGACTTGTCTGAAAAATTGGTTCAGAATGTTTCCAAACTCATTGATATTGGAAGACAGTCGATCATTCCTGACGATGCGATCATTGGATCGATTCTCATGGCTCCTGTCGTTCCCGCTATGAGAGCAGAGGTCACATACGACGATATTCTTAAAGGAAACGATTGGTTCAAACTCGACCACCATCACCATTATTTTGTGTCTACCAAAGATGACCGACCACATTATCATGTACATCGCAAATTTTATGGAGAATCCCCATGAGTGACACAGTTCTTATCACAGGCGTAGCGGGTCTGATTGGATCACGGATGGCTGTATGGATCTTAGACAATGTGCCAAATATCCATATCATCGGGGTCGATGATATGAGTGGTGGGTACAAGGAAAACATCGACCCAAGAGTTGAGTTTCATCAACTTGACTGTGGGAGTGATGAATTCTCTGATTTGGTGGCACACACGAAACCAAAATATATCTATCACTTTGCCGCCTATGCCGCTGAGGGATTAAGTCCCTTTATCCGAAAGCACAACTACCAAAACAACCTTATGTCCACGGCTAATGTGGTCAATACCTGCATCAACAATGATGTGTGTCGGTTGGTCTTCACTAGTTCGATGGCGGTCTATGGTGCTTCTGTCCCGCCTTTCTGTGAATCGCTCCCAAGAAACCCCATCGATCCCTATGGTGTAGCCAAGGCATCGTGCGAAAGAGATATTGAAATCGCAGGTGAGCAACACGGTATGGATTGGTGCATCATTCGTCCTCACAATGTGTACGGTCGAAACCAAAACATTTGGGATAGGTATCGCAATGTGTTGGGAATTTGGATGCATCGCCATCTCAACGATAAGACTCTTTCCATTTACGGCACAGGGCAACAGAACCGTGCCTTCAGTTACATCGATGATTGTTTGAAGCCTTTGTGGGTTGCCGCCATCTCTGATCGTGCATCGAAACAGATCATCAATCTTGGTGGAATGAGAGAGTACAGTATCAACGAAGCAGCAGATATCTTGATCCAAGTCATGGGTGGTGGGACAAAGGAATACTTGGAGGAGAGACACGAAGTCAAACAAGCGTGGTCTACATACGACAAGTCTGTTGATCTTCTTGGCTACGAAGACAAAACTTCACTTGTGGAAGGTCTATCTCTCATGTGGGAGTGGGCAAAGTGTCAACCAAATCGACCACAAAAAAAGTGGGAGTCTTATGAGGTTACAAAGGGAATTTATTCTTATTGGAAATAACTATGAACACAGCCGATAAAATTGAACTCGTTGTACTGCGTAACCTGCTCTACAACGCCGACTACATTCGCCGTGTTCTCCCGTTCGTGAAGGAGGAATACTTTCACGACCCGTGCGAACGCCGCCTCTTCAAAAGCATCAGCGACTTCATTCAAAAGTACGCATCGTCTCCGACTGCTGAGGCTCTGAACATTATCCTATCCGAACAGGATGGAGTGGCTCAAGGCGAGTATGATGAGTGCGCCAAACTCATCAGTACCTTGTTGGAAGGGAAGGACATCTCCAACGAGATTGCATGGCTGATCGACCAAACTGAGAAGTTCTGCAAAGACAAGGCGGTCTACAACGCTCTCATGGAGTCGATCCAACTCCTCGACGATAAGAAATCTGCCAAGAGCGGCAAGTCTCGCAACGCCATCCCTGAGATCCTGACCTCTGCATTGAGTGTGTCGTTTGACGCTAGCATCGGTCATGATTTTGTTGAAGACGCAGACAGTCGATTTGAGTTCTATCATCGGGTTGAGCAGAAGATGCCGTTCGATCTAGACTTCTTCAACAAGATCACGGGCGGGGGCGTACCGAGCAAAACACTCAACATCATCCTCGCAGGATGTGTTCATCCTGATACTAAAGTGAAGATTCGTTATCAGAAGCGTATATGGTTGGATGATGTGTGGATGGAAAGTGAAATCAAAATATCAGGTGTGAACGACATGCTGAATGAGGGACACATCGTCCAAGTTGATTCTCCTGATGGGTATGTTCCTGTTTCTTTGTTTGTTGATAAGGGAACATGGAAAGAATATGTTCTAAACACCGATGACGGAACCGAAGTTCGTTGCAACGAAAATCATCTATTCGAAACGAGTCGGGGATGGATTTTGGCAAAACACTTAGTAGACACAGATTTCATGGTTTTGACAAAGAATGGGTTTGTCCGTGCTACAGTCACGAAAACAGGACACGATATTCCTATCGTGGACATTCAAGTCAATCACGAAAAACACCGATATTACACGAATGGTGTTTCGTCTCACAATACGGGCGTAGGCAAGTCCCTGTTCATGTGTCATCACGCAGCAAGTTGTTTGGCTATGAACAAGAACGTGTTGTACATCACCTTGGAGATGGCAGAGGAGCGCATTGCAGAACGCATTGACGCAAACATGATGGACATTGCAGTCGATGATCTCAAGTCTCTCACCAAGGAGGTGTACGACCGCAAACTCGCCCGTGCTACCCAAGGTCTCACAGGCAAGTTGATCATCAAGGAGTACCCCACCGCAACAGCGAATGTGGATCATTTCCGTCACTTGCTTGATGAGTTGCGACTGAAGAAAAACTTCAAGCCCGACATCCTCTTCGTGGACTATCTGAACATCTGTGCCTCTAGCCGCTTCAAGGCAGGAGCAAATGTCAACTCATATACCTATGTGAAGGCGATTGCGGAGGAACTTCGAGGGCTTGCGGTGCAGTCCGACTTTCCTATCTTCAGCGCAACGCAGACAAATCGTTCGGGCTTCGGCAACACCGATGTTGAATTGACAGACACCTCCGAATCGTTCGGTCTTCCTGCCACCGCCGATCTCATGTTTGCTATCATCGCAACCGAGGAGTTGGATGGGCTTGGTCAAATCATGGTGAAGCAATTGAAGAACCGATACAACGACCCAACGACCCACAAGCGATTCGTTGTTGGCATCGACCGTCCAAAGATGAAACTCTTCGATGTCGAGGAGAAGGATCAAAAACTGTTTGAGTCGTTGGGAAAGAAGGACGAAGATGACGAGGACGAAACCTCCAAGTTTCAAACAGGCAAGAAGCGTTCATTCTCTGGTTGGGGTTGATTAACTGTCCTTGTGAGAAGGGCAGATTCCACGAAAAGTATACTTGTATGAGGGGCAGATTTAATGTTTAGACTCCATATTGATGTTCCAATTGAAGCCGCCACCGTCGAAGAAGCACAAGAGAAGGCAACCCTAGTTCTATGTAAATTGGGGGTATCGGCAAACAACGCAGGTATTGAGGGGAACTGTAGACTAGGTAATGATGATGATAGAAACCGCTCGAACTATTTTGAATTGGATAAGGCGGGGCATTGCTCCTCTCGCAAAAGCAAAATCTTCTTTTAGGGAAGAGTGTCCATCGTGTCCCGACTGTGGCTGTGCAACTATTCGTTCACATCAAGATATAACATTCGAGGTTGGGAACATGGAGATGAGAAGTGAACCCCTTGTTCGTGCATCAGTAACCATGAATGTTCCTGTTTTCAAATGTACCAACCCCAACTGTCGAGGGGGACTATACGGAGCAGAGGCAGACGAGATCATGGATCCTATCAAAAAGTTTCTATCGGATCGTGTGAGTTTCAAAGATTGAAATTTGACCAAAAATTGCAATTTTGTTCAACGAAGACTTGACTCTGCCCGAAAATTAAGTATAATCACAACATGCGCCACGGGAGGTCTTGGTTTATCTCAGCCGCATTTATAAAGCGGTAAGACTTGGTTCGAATCCAAGGTGGCGTACTACCATAAATGGTTTTCGCATAAATATGCCGACAGGAAAGGCAATTTATGCTATCGTTCGGTCATCACAATGCTCTATGCGAACAGATGGTGCAAAACAAGCACCTCGACCACATCGAGGATCTTATGCTCCTCCAAGGGGCAGAAGGTCTCGCCAACTCCCTTGCCTTCCTCAAGGACATCATACAGAGCCTCAAGGTAGGTTCTACATCTATGGGGATGTCTACCAAGTTTGACGGAAAACCTGCTGTCATATGCGGCGTAAACCCCGAAAACAAGAAGTTTTTTGTGGCGATCAAAGGAGTCTTCGGCAAGGAATCGAAGTACTTCCACACCGAAAAAGAGATCCACGACTACATTCAAATCCCCGATCTAGCCGACAAACTAGCCATCGTCCTCAAGTACCTCCCCAAAATGGGCATCAAGGGGGTTCTTCAGGGCGATCTCATGTTTACCCAAGATAGCAAGAAAACATTAGACATTGACGGCAAGCCCCACATCGGGTTTCAGCCCAATACGATCTTTTATGCTGTTCCTGTTGCTAGTGAATTGGGCAAGAAAATCGCTACCGCAAAGATTGGAATCGTCTTCCACACAGAGTATTCTGGAGCAACCCTCTCTGATCTCTCTGCCACATCATTCAATTTTGATTCCTCCAAACTCAAGAATGATGCTGATGTGTGGGTCACAGATCCTAACATCTACGACCTCTCTCCTGTCATGATCAAGGAAGTTGAAGCAGCGAACCTACTGAAGAATGTTGCCGAATGTGAGGCTCTCTCTAAGAAGGTAGCCCCCTTCCTACCCACACTCTTAGCACGGAAGGATCTCATGCCCCTTCTCCTTCCCTATATCAATAGCACGATTAGTGGTGGTCTCACTAACTTCTCTGCTTCAGGACTCAAACTGAATGTAAAAACGAAGTTAGAAAGGGAGATAAATAAGTTGAAAACGGAAAATGGCAAAGAGGGCAAGACTGAGGGAATGAACAAAACTCTCAACTTCATCGATGCCTACCAATCTCAGTTTTCAGATATGTTCGCTCTGCACAACATGCTCGCCAAGGTGAAGGAAGTGATTCTAGGTAGACTCTATGGGGTCTCACAATTAGGTCACTTCTTCATGGATGATGATGGTATTCGTCCAACCGACCCAGAAGGAATCGTTGTTGTCCACTCTGGGTCTGTTGTGAAACTAGTCAATCGTCTACGCTTCAGCCGACAGAACAGGAAAGTCAGAAATGCTCAATAAGTTTTCCGAACACGCCCACAAGATTGAGGTGTCCAAGAAGGATACCATTGTTATTGCTTTTGGGCGAATGAACCCACCAACCATCGGTCACGGGGTACTCGTTGATACGGTTGTTTCGGAAGCACAACAGAGGAACGCTGATCACTTGATCTTCACAGGAAAGACGCAGGATTCAAAAAAGAATCCCCTCTCTCACACACAAAAAGTAACATACTTGGAGAAGTTTTTCCCTCAAGGCAAATTTCCTTTGAACACAGAGGGACACCCCTATGGAGCAGTTCTCCATGCTTGCTCTCTTGGTTACAAAAACATCGTCATGGTTGCAGGAAGTGATCAGGTAGAAGAGTTCAAGCAGATTGAACAATACCAAGGCAAGGTTGCCATGAAGGATCCAAAGAAACGAACCTACTCGTTCGAGTCATTTGAGGTCGTACAGGCGGGTGAGGTGAGAGCCGAACAATGTGATGGCAGTAACGGCATGACTGCCTCCAAGATCCGCAAAGCCGCATTCGGTGGAGATTTTGATAATTTTGCAGCAGGGATTCCAGGAAGCGACATCAATCTCAAGATGAGCCTGTACACGGATGTCCGTAGGGGTCTTGGGTTGAAGGAAGAGTACCTCCCCGAAGCGGAGGCCGATCAAGACGAGGTCACAATCATCGCTCTCACCTCATCCGAAAAGGATCTGAGTGATACTGTAGAAAAAATGCAAGCCATCTGCAAGAAGCGCAAGATCAAGTTCTGTGCGGTGAAAACAAGTAAAGCACAGATCGAAATCTCAGGAGTCGCTTCCGACAAGATCCTCATCAAAAACTATGATGGAGAGGGGAACGACCAAACAATCATCCCAGGAAACACCGTAGCGGTTGTTCGTGGAGGGGTTATGAATAGCGACATCGGTGTTGCCATCATAACAATCCTACAAAACAACGGAGTGTTCATGGTCAATGAGCGTGGAGGAATGGAACTCTGTGCTAACAAACTAGAGACTGCCATTGCCCTAAAAAAGCACAACCTCCCGCACCCACGCACGGCGTTCGTGTGCGACGAATCAAACATTGAGTCTGCGGTCAAGGAAATAGGTGGCAAGTTCCCTGTTATTGTCAAAACCCTCACAGGTGCTGAAGGTATCGGTGTTTCAAAAATCGACAGCATGGAGAGCCTGAAATCAGTACTACAGACCTTATGGAAGTACGGGGCTGAGGTCATCATGCAGGAGTTTCTGCCCAATTTCAAGAATGATGTTCGATCAATCGTACTTAATGGCAAGATTTTTGCTTGTGCGAAACGAGACAAGGCTCCGAAAGATTTCCGAACGAACATTGCTCGTGGCTCAAAAGGTGGAGCAATGCAACTCACCGACGAAGAAATCAAGTTGGTTGAGCAAGCCGCACGGGTGAGCAAATGCTACTATGTCGGTATCGACCATGTTATCAATGATGGCAAGCCATACATCATCGAGATGAATGCTAGCCCAGGCACAGGTAACATCTACTATCGCTACCACGAAGACGGCAAGGGAAAGAATAATGTGAAGGGCGAGGAACTCGTTGAGGATCTTGTTGATTACATCACGAACAAGGCGCATTGGAAACTATTCTCCAACCTCGCTGTGCGTGAGCCTGTCACAATTGATGGAGTTGAGTACACCGCAAAGATCGACACAGGTAACAGCGGTTACAACATGATCCATGCGGAGAACATCAAAGACAACGGCAACCACACCGTGACCTTCAAACTACCTAGCGGCAAGAAGACAACAAAGAAGATCGTGAGTAGAATCACCGTAAAGAGCGGCATCGGAAAGAAGACTCGCCTTGTCGTTCTCATGGACATCGAATTCCACGGAAAGAAGTACCCCAACATCAAGTTTAGTTTGGGTGATCGAAGCCATATGTCTTCTAATGTGCTAATTGGTTTGCAGTTCCTCAGCAAAACAGGGCTGATGGTTGACCCCTCTGAAGCGATCTATCCTCAACCAGAAGTTGGCACGAAACGCAAGAGTGAGGAAGAGGAAGAGGAAGAGATTGTGGAGATGCCAACACAAGTGGCAGTTACCGCAACCAAAGATCTATTTCGTTCTGCCAATGTCACCAAAAAGTTGTTTTCGCTTGCAAATAAGAAAAGGACAATGACATCGGCAGAATTTAAGAAAGAGTGCGAGAAGACCAAGAATGAGATCATGATTCAAGCACACACCACAACAAACGCTGTGGTTACGCTCAACCAATTTGCCCAAAAGTCATATATTGGTAAGTTCATCACCAAACTGTTTGACAAGTTGATGCAAGGAGGGGGAATGGACTTTCCTGATGTCAACGTGTTGCTACACAAAATCTCATACATGGCACACATGATTCCCTCTTTCCTTGGGATGGGCGATGAGGTGGATGGCAATCCTGTACTTGAGGATCGGGATCGAACAGAGATTGAAGATGCGTTGGCAATGCTGAATAACATCACGACCTCGAAAATGAGCATCAAGGAACAGGTAAACAGAACGATTTCTCTTGAGCAAAAAGCACTCTCGAAGGGAAACAAAGATGCCTCTGATCTGTATCGCTTGTTCATCGAGTACGGAAAAAATCAAATGTACGAGTCCCACAAAGACTCTTCGGATCCAATCACAGACATCGAGTTCCTTTTATGGGAAGTCAGTCCTCCTACAGGTGCGGCTCGAAGGTTCTCCAAGAAAGCAAAGATCAAGCAGGAGTTCCAAAAGCGATATGGCAGTCGTTGGAAGGAGGTTTTCTATGCGACAGCATGGAAAATGCACAATGATTCCTACGACCCCAATTTGAACATGGTGGAAGATGCCATCTCCAAGATCCATTCCAAGATCGTTGTAGAGGGGTCTAGTTGGGCAGCAAAGGCGAACGAGAAGAGAAGACCACTTGGTGTCGGAACAGATAAGATAGCAAAAACTTATCGACAAGACACCCCAGGTCAGCGGGAAAGGCTAAAGGAAGAAACCCCCAAACAAGAGACAGAGAAGGAAAGAGGCGACACTTACAAGCAATGGGCAAAACTTGTGAATATGTCCTCCAAGGAACTGTCCAATTTCATAGATTCTGACGAAGGAAAAGAGGCGGGATTGTCTCGCAAGGAATCGGGGAAAGCGGGATCCGATGGCGGGAAAATCACAAGCGGCAGAGATTCTGCCCGTGCGATTGTTCGAATGTTGGATCGTTCCAAGGACAAGTGGACAGATAATGATTGGAAGTGGGCAGGTAAACAGGTTAACTTCATCAATCGCATGAAGGGAGCAAAGGGAGCATTCCGAGAAAGTGACGGAACACCTACCCGCAAATTGCTTGCTCTGAAGATCTGGGGACACAACCCTGAAAAAAGGTAGTCTAACCGAAGCCGCCGATTGTTATAAATAGGAACAGCACTCCGAAGTAAAGGGATATCTAATGTTTACAAATCCACACAACCAAAATCTATTGAATGATGTTATGCGTGTTCTTAATGGTGAGACCACCGAACAGCCAATTCGACCAATCCCTATGTGGCTCACCGAAGCCGCCGAGGAAGCCGTAAAGAGCCTCAATGAAGCATATGAGTCGGGTGAGGTGATGACCCTTGAAATCAAGCGGGACATTCTCCGCAAGCATCTCAACGAAGCCATCAGCACCTGTGCTGATTGTGAGGTCACCAAGGAGACTCCGCTGCAATATGAAGAGGCTATCGCAGAGGTAAAGCGTGTTGGCAATCGACCCACGACAGGAGTCCCCGCAGGTGCTTCAAAAGAAGATCACGAAAAGTCTCGTAAAGCGAATCCGTTCAGGGCGAGTTTGGGAAAGGGAGTCCCCGCAGGAGCAAAGAAGGAAGAGTTCGAAGAGGACGAGTTGGATGAAGCCAATCAGCGTCTTAAAAAGAACAAGCCATACGAAGAACTCTACTACAAGTGGTTCGACGGCGTGGAAGTGTCTGTGATGGACATGGGCAAGATCTCCAAGGAGATTCAAGCCGCTTTGGACACAAAGGCAGACCTCAATAAGGTCATGCCCGAACTCGTCAAAAAGTACGGCAAGAACTCGCCAACAAAGAAGGAAGAGTTTGAAGAGGACGAGTTGGATGAAGGCAAGAAGAGTTGGCTTGATACTATCTTGGCAGCACAGGCAAAGGTGAAACCAAAAGACACTCTTGATGGAAATGGGAATCCCAAGCCCAAGCATGTCAAAGAAGATGTGAATGAAGCCAAACAGAGCGGAAGTTTTGCCGCCTTCTTCAAGACCAAGGAAGACAGTACTTTCGCCACAAACGCACTCAGATTCCGAACTGAAGCCGAGGCAAAGCAATACGGACGGGATCTCTTCAATCGATGGTTCGGAGCCTCTGAGTGGAAGGTTATGCCCCACACAGATAAGCCAAACTACGAACTGGTCAACAATGAGTTGAAGGCGATCAAAGAGTCTTCGCA